ATGTTTTGTTTGTTTTATTTGTTAAGTTTTTGGAGTCTTGTAAAGTAGGTTTTTGGATCACCTATCTTGACCTGGCTCATATTCCTCTCGTATTCCACAGGATGAATGCAGGTTTTTGTCTGATGATTGTAATAGGCTTGTTCGCCTTTGTCGATGATTGTGCCAGTAATACCGCACTTCATCTGATGGTTGAGTGTGATTAATTCGTGCATGGGTTTTGGTTTAAAAGTTCTTCTTGTAATTTGTTTAAAAGTGTTCCGATTTTTAAACCTTTTTCAGTTGTATCGTATTCAAAATAATCTTCTAAAGAATACAATAAGTCAAAAAGTTCTTCTTGTGTTTGGTTTTTCATTTTGTTTTGTTTTGGTTGTGTCGAATGTAAAATTAGGAAGTTTTTGTAAATATTTGAAAGTTTTTTGCTAAAATATTGTTAAAGCTTTGCAAAGTTTTTGTCCGAAAAATTGTCTGGACAAAAAATCGGACATAAAAGATTTTTGCTTATACAAGATTTTTGTGGGTTTTTTGGGGAGTTTTTGCATAGGGTTTTTGGCAGATTTTTGTCTGCAACTGAAAAGTAGTTGCATAGTCAATCAATGTTCAAACATGGATATTTTATGCCATATATTGACATATTGACTAAAATCAATTTAAACGCTATTTTAAGCCGTTTCTAGCTTGTTTAATATGTTGGTAAGGTACTTACATAGTTTTGTATTTTTAGTGTCTTATTTCGTCTTATTTTGCCAAATACTCCGCCTCTTTTATTTTTGCTATCCTTTCGGCTAATTGGTCGGTATTGTAAGATTGAAACGCAATACCTCCGCCAAATTGCTTATTGTGAAACTTACGCCCTCCTAGTTGACGAGCTAAAAAAAGAGCTCTTGCGTATGTGTCAGCTAATTGCAAAAAGTGAACTACATAACGAGGGTTTCCGTTTGTGTCGTTGTTAATTCGTGTAAACATGGTTAAAATTTTGGTTAAGATAAAAGCCCAATAAATGGGCTTCTATTTCGGCTACATTTTAAGCCTCGTCAGTTAACCTAGTTCAGGTATTAAATTTTCAACCTCGTCAATACTGATTTTATGGCAACCAACCGATAAAAAGCCGTCTTTTATGCCGTTATATCTAAAATCGCCAACGTTTTGACCTATTTGCAAAGTTTTGTTTTTTAGATGTTTGTAAGCATATAAAAATACATTTTTTGCCATTTTCACCCCTCCGCTTGTCTCAATATTGTCCGTTTCTTTGTTGTATCTTAAAAGATAGTGCCCCAAATTTGCATAGATTGACGATATTTTAAATTGACGGAAAGCCTCAATTTTTTCCTTTGCGTCAATTATTGCCTTTGCCTCCGCTTTCTTTTTGTTCTCCTGTTGTTTTATTTGCCATTGTTTAAACTCTTTCGAATTTTCATACTCAATTAACCAATTTTTTATTTGGTTGTATTTATCATGTAAAGAAATTTGATCAAGCAAAAAATGTCCGATATTAAAAAACTTAATATATTTTTCAAATACGTCAATGGCTGTTTTGGTTTGACTTATATAACCATTTTTTAATTTGGTTGCATATATTGTCTTTTGTTGACTACCTTTTGCATATTCTAAATATGAGTTTAAATTCTCAAAATGTGCCTTTGTTGAGTATTCAATATCATCAAAAAAACTAACTACCTTAAAAAACTGAACATTTGCGGGTATTGACCTCCAAACGAGTGCTTGATGTTTGCTTGTTGAGTTTGAATAGTGCCTATCGTTAAAAAATACACACTTTTCGCCCTGTTTGTTTGTAATGTGTTGAGCTAGTTTAAAATGATAGCCGTACGAATAAATACTATCATGCTCAAAAAACATATTTGAGCCTTTGCCATGTGTTTGAGTTTGATTTGCCCAAACGTGTGTCAATTCGCTGTTGTTAAATTTTGTTCTCATTGTGTTTATGTTTAATAAGTTTTTAAAATTGTATTCCCTTGCTCGTTTAAAATATCTATTGTTTCGGTTTCGTGTACGGAGTCGTAGACATATTCAAAGTCTTGCAAGTCCTCAAAGAGTTCTCCATTGTGGTACATATCAACCGCAATTTTGTCCGCCTCGTCTTGCGAGGTTGCCTCAATTATTTTTATGCTAGTTGTCCAAATTGTACATTGTTGGTCAACCTGTACTTTAAATTCCTTTGTTTGTGTTGTTGTGTTTGTCATTGTTTGTAGGTTTTATTTGTTTGTTATTTCTTGCCATATTGTTTTGACAAGGGTTAAAAATAGAGTTCCAATAATTAGGTAAATGATAAATGAAATTAAGCTCATGTCTATTTGATTTTAGTTAGTAAATAATCTGTGAATAATTTAGCCATATTACCCAAGATTAGGATAAATAGAACTAATTGAAACAATAAAAGAAAGTTGCTTAAGTGTTGCATGATTGTAGATTTAAGGGTTAAATATCTTGTTGGTTAGTGTTAGAATAATAAACGTCAAGGAAAAGGCTTTTAATACTTGTTTCCTGATAAGCATTAACGCCTGTTTGCTTTTCAATATCAATAGCCAAATCTAAAAGGTCTTTTAATATCATTGTCTTTGCCTTTGACTCGCCTGTATTAGCTTTCCAATCTATAATATTAGACGCAATAGATTGTAGTAATTGACTTACTTGATACTCGTTTTTAAGTGTGATTGTTTGCATAACTGATTGATTTTTAATTGGTTAAGTGTTTTTGTTGTTGTTTTGTGTCCCATTGACAAAACGAATATAGTATTTAAATCAATACAAAATGCAAATAAATATAAATAATTGTAAAAATATTTAAATAGTTTATTTAGGTATTCGGTTAAATGGATATACAATTAGTAAGTATTATAGTATCCATTGTTCAATTAATAATTTAATATTATATTAATAATATAAGAGTATTATAATAATATAAGTACTTTATAATTTAATTAGTGAGTATGTATTAATATAATACTTTGAGGGTGTTTTACTTTTTGCCTTTGAGTGCCTTTCCAATCATTAAATATTTACGCTAACTTTGGGCAACCACATCAACCAAAATAAACTAACCAATGAATAGGAGAGAGCAGCCAATAATATATATTATGTTAAATAGCAACCCCCTACCCTATTTTTTAGCGTAACCGATAGGGGAGACCCCTTGTGCCCCCCAATATTCTGATATAAAACAATGATTTTAACATTTTTAAACATTTGACACACCAAAAGGTATAATATGAACGCACAATTCAAGGAAATAGCTAAAGAGGCTTTTATCATAGCTTATAAAGAGAACTTCGGCAATATCACCATATCATGTGAGGCTTCTGGAGTCGGTAGAACGCAGTATAAGACTTGGTTGAAGGATGATCCTGACTTTGCCAAGAGGTTGGCTGAAATCGAGCCTGAGGAGATAATGCTTGACTTTGGCGAACAAAAGCTAATGGAGAGGATTGCTAGGGGTGATACCTTAGCGACCATGTTCTTACTGAAGACTAGAGGTAAGAGAAGAGGGTATATCGAAAAGACTGAGGTTGCTCATGAAGGAGATGTGGTTAAGCAGATTACAGTCAACGTAGTTAAACCGAATCAAATTGGAGATATTATGAAACAAATAGACGGAGATGAGCATAAAGCGTTACCTCAAGGTGAGATAATCAACTTTGATACGCAAACAGAGCCAGGAATGGTCGTACCTGCTTACAAGGCTGGAGAAAGTGACGAAATACCACTTTATAACCATGATAAAGGGGAATTATTGGATATTAATGAAGATGGCGACTATGAAGAGTAGCTACAATGCCTTTATTTCGCATTTTAAGGCGATTCTAGGGCTTTTAACCCTATGTGTAGTACTATGTATCCATTTAATAATTGAAAGGCTTAAATGAGGCTTAAAATAGCAAATAGGATAGACACCCCCCTACCTTCCTATAAAACCAAAAGTTTTCTAATGGAAAACACACAACCAATTTTTTAATTTTTTTTCCTATGTCTTATGAATGTAACCACAAACATCGTCTTCGAAATCCTGCAAAACAGCC